TTGAGCGAGCTGAGGCTACAGTCGATTACGTCAAAGAGCTGATGATTAACCCCGAAACCGCCTATTTGATGGGCGAAGCCGGAGTATCACTTAACGACTCCATCGACCAGATCAATGTGAAGCTTCAACAGGCACAGTATCGCCGTGAGGTGATGGAAATAACAAATCAGATGGCCACCGGTGGATACTCAGCCATCACTGATCCAAGTAGTGTTCCAAGTAATCAGTTAATCACGATCACCGACTCAAAAGGCAATAAACAGTATTACAGAAAACAGATCACTGGAAGTGGAAGCGGATTTGATTCTAGTTCGTTCCTTTCAAAGCTCACTGAATATGGATATGACGTTGAAGGACTTGGAAGTGGAGCACAGAACCAAGTGAATGTGGATCTCCTTTGGAATGAGGTTCTTAACTCCTCTGTTGGGACTTACGCAGGCAAACCAAGCTTTACCCCAGCAGGAGGAGTCGGGACGATCTGGACAGATGGTACAGGAACAAGATGGCAATTCAAGTCAACTGGTTGGAGGAGATTAACTAACTAAATAGTGTAATATGAACATATGGCATTAAGTCAAAATCAACTACAGGAGTTTACCAGACGAGCTAAACAAGCTGGTCTAACTGATGAACAAATAGCTTCTGAGATTGAGAAGAAGGCGCGAGAGTTTGGAGGAACTTCCAACGCAGTAGACATCTCGTATTCAGGAGGGAGTCAACCTAAAACGGGACCAACAACCTCAACCACACAAGAGTCGGAAGGTGGCGGTTTCATCTCTAGCCTGATAAAAGGGATTGTTCAACCGGGCGTAGATGCCTTGAAGTTCTTGGGCGAAGCAGGAGCACAGACTGGTCGATATGCGTCTGACCCTACTTTCAGAAAGTTGATATTGGGTGAGCAGCTATCTGATGAAGAAGTCAAGAGGCTCTCTCAAGAACAGGCAACTTTCTTTGTTGACGAAGAAAAACTTGAAAACAGGGGCGAGATCGCTTTGACAGGTGCAAAAGCAACTGCTGGAGCTATGTCCTACGCCATTCCTTTTGGCAGAGGCGCAAGCTTAGCCTCTAAAGTATTTGTTCCAGGGGCAGCAGCCGGTGCTTTAGCTGAATTTTCCAGCGAGGATGCAACCGTTGACTCTGTAGCGACAGCAGGAGTGACTGGTGCATTAACAGCCGGAGTAGTTGAAGGCGTAGGCGGTATGGTTTCTTGGGCAAGGGGTAAAGGGGGAAAGCTGGTAAGGACAAGCGAGGATATTGCTGAAGGTACAAGAAAAATTAAAGTCAAACCCTCGGTGTATGGAGCTGGCAAAGAAAAGGCCATCAACAAAACACTTGATAAGTTAGGTTTTAAAGGAACCGCCCAACAACAGTATGAGAATCTGGAACCAGCCTTGAGCAAGGTTGAGGGTAAGATAACCAAATTCATTCAAGAGAATCCAGATATCGCAGTTTCGAAGGAGAGTATCAGAGAAGCCTTTATGAAAAACCTCAAAGGCTCTCTGAGAACCAAGGACTTAACCCAAAAACAAGCTGTTAATGAGATAAACGGCTATTTGAATGATCTTTTGATCGCATCGGGAGATGTGGGAGCTGAGACTGGACAAGACCTTCTAAAGGCAGGAGTTGACGACATTCCACTTGCCACACTTAGGGAGATGAAAAAGGTTCTTAATCAGGACTCTGCCAGTATCTTCAAGAAACTTGAAAACGGAACGACCCTTAATTCTCGTGAAAAGGTGATCATGGCAGCGTGGGATAGCATTGACAACGCAATCGGTGAAGTAGCTCCGAAAGTCAAGGGTCATCTTGTAGATGAAAGCAATCTCTATCAGGCAGCAGGTCCACTATCCAGTGCTAGATTCAATCCGCCAGTACTAAGAGTAATGGCAACTTCAGTACCCGCGAGTTTTACACAGAAATTTAGAGACATGTCAGCATCTCTTCTCAAGAAGCTCGGCATGAAAGCAGATGACCTACCCGAGCAGAACTTATTGCAGAATCCAAACATCCAAAGGCTCGCTGCTATGTCACCGGCCGCACTTAGCGAACAAGGCTTAACGGAAGAGGAGATTGAGCAAGTTACTCAGGTGACCTCATCACTAACCAACTCAGCTAGTCCAAGTAACAACATTCAACCCAATGTAAACACAGCAACTCCATCGCCTACAAATCCGTTTGGCAGTCTCACGAAACGTCAGGTGTTGGCTCTTGCTTTGTCCGAAGGAGCATCAAGTAAAGACCTTGAGGAAATTGGATCTGTCTATGACATGCTGGCGACAGACTCCCAAACGGTCAGCTCAGAAACCATGCAAGTTGCCGATTCGCTTCGAACCGAGTACTTCAAACGAACTCAAGAGAACAATTGGATCGAGATCGTGAACTCATACGACAAAGTGGTGAATACCTCCGACACGGCAGCGGGAGATGTATCACTTATTTTCGGGTTTATGAAAATGCTTGACCCCGGAAGTGTAGTCAGGGAAGGAGAGTTTGCTACGGCCGAAAACACAGCTGGCATACCGGAGCGAATCACACAGCAGTACAACAAAGCACTTGAAGGGGACAGACTGAGCAAGAATCAAAGAGCTGCCTTTAAAAACGAAGCTGGGAGAGTCTTTCAGACCTATCAACAGCGACAGGCTCCCATTGATGCCTACTATCAAGGTCTAGCGCAGAAGTATGGAATTGATCCATCTCTTCTTGGGGTAGGTCTTTACGGCCAGTAATGAAGCATTGTCTTGAGTAGGGACAGGAAAGAGAGAAATGCAATCGGCTTCCAGATATCCTTGTACCAAGGACGATCACCACTGAGTCTTTTAAAACCCTCAAATCTTCGAAGTAGCCAAATCACACCAATAGCAGGAATAAGAAGCAGAAACGTACCTGCAAGTGTCATCAACATACTACAGTATACCATGTGCTATACTTAACATAAGCGTTGTGGAAAGCCCGATTGGGCAAGCATATCGCTTATGGTAAAAGCAGGACGACCAACAGACTACAAACCAGAATACGCTACCACGCAGCTTGATGCGTATCTATCCACAACGGGCAGGGAGCAGATGCACCTACCCAAGATCGAAAGCTATGCTCGATTCCTCGGAGTGGCTAGAAAGACCCTATACAATTGGGCTGAGAAACACAAAGAGTTTGCTCACGCTCTAGACACAATCCTCACGCTCCAAGCGGAACAACTGATCGACGATGGTATCTATGGGGGCAAAGAAGTCAATGCCACTATCGTTAAGCTGATCCTTCAGAACAACCACGGGATGAAAGAGAGAAGCGACCATACCACAGACGACAAGCCCATAGACACTTTCAGTGATGTCCAAATCGACAGAATCGCCGAGCGCATCGCCGCAAGAGGCAGAGGCGATGGTGATACATCAGGCAAAGAAAAGTCTGATTGATTTTTGTATTGCCATTGACCCGAAGTACCAAGATACGTGGTTTCATGAAACTGTAGCGGGGATATTGCAGACTTCACTTGAGAGAGTGGAGGAAGGTAAGGATGTAAGGATTATCCTCCAGTGCCCTCCTCGACATGGCAAGAGCTACACCTCAACACAGCTCTTTTCGGCATGGGCATTGGGTCATCATCCTGATTGGCCAATAGCAGTTGCTTCATACTCCGGCGATCTAGCCACTAAATTTGGGCAAAACACTAGGGATGTGATGCAGTCAGACAGCTATCAGAAGGTGTTTAGGACCAGACTTCGAAAGGACACGAAAGCCAAAGGCTATTGGAAAACCAATGAAGATGGTGGGTACATGGCGGCCGGAGCAGGAGGTGCGTTTACAGGTACAGGCTTCAAGATTGGTATTGTCGATGACATCTTCAAAAACAGGGAAGAGGCTGAATCAGAGACAATCCGAGAATCGCGATGGGATTGGTACAGATCTACTTTCTACACGAGGCAAGAAAGTAACACCGCGATTATCGTTATTAATACGCGATGGCATACCGATGATCTCGTTGGTAGGCTGCTGGACAAGCAAGAAGAGGACGAAAAGAATCAGGTCGAAGAATACGACAAATGGACAGTAATCAACTTCCCAGCAATTGCCACCGAGGATGAACAGTTTCGAAAGAAGGGAGAGGCACTCTGGCCCGAGAAATTCTCCGTGCCAAAGTTGAGGCGGACCGAAAACGCCCTAGGGCCATATGAGTTTTCTGCTCTTTATCAAGGAAGTCCAATAACCTCAGAAAATCAGGAGTTTAAGGATAACTGGATTAGGTCGAGATCATGGGCAGAAGTAGAAGCACTGGACACCCGCAAGTTTGCGACAATCGATCCGGGCGGCAAGAACCCAGAGAACGACAATACAGGCATTGTCAGAAACTACGTTGACAAACAAAACAACTGGAATTTAAAAGCCATAGGGGTTCACTTTGATTCCAAAGAACTTTTAGAATACATCTTCAGGCTCCATGAAGAAGGATTTGAGAAGATAGGTATCGAAGAGACGGTCTATCTGAAAGCAGTTGACCCCTTCTACAAGGATGAATGTAGAAAGCGCAACAAGTTCCCCAACATCATTCCAATCAAACAACCCTCCACTCAAAAGGAAGTAAGAATCCGAGGACTTATTCCTAGGTATGCAAGTGGATCTATCTACCATATTGAGGGTGAATGCAAAGACTTGGAGGATGAGCTGAAAGTGTTTCCCAAAGGCGCTCATGACGATGTAGCCGATGCCCTTGCCATGCAAAACGAGATTGCAGAGTCTCCGATAGATGAGTACCAGCAGGCAGTGGTGCAACACCAACGGGAGCAACGCAGAAAGGACATGCGGAGAAACTTTGGACTGTAAATGCTATAATGAATCATGTCGGATGAACTAATCAAAAAGCTGAAAGAGTACCCCGCTTTCATTGAGTTCACCGAATACATTACGAGCAAAATTGAAGAACTTGACTCCACCTCTGGTCTTGATGGGATGACCAATGAACAGGCTGGAGAAGAAGTTCGCGCCCGAAACAAAGCCCGAAGCAAGCTCTACGAGATATTGGCTCCTGTGGTTGAACTGACGGAGAGGAGGAAGCCAAGTAAGGAGCAGATTGAACAGGCGAAGGGAAAATTCGGCTTATGAACGTCAGGCTAAAAGGAAACAAACTAATCTTATCAGAAGCACCTAAACGCGATGTTGCAGGTGCTTTTTTGATCTTGAGTACCAAGCTAGAACATTTCGAGGTGATCTTTGACGCGACTACTGGACAGAAAGAGTACGAACTACCAAATGAACTTACAAGAAAGGATATTGAAGCAGTGTATCTTCGTGTCCTATGACGCAGCCCAAGCTCAATAACGAAGCAACAAAGGAACAGATCAAGCGCTGGCTTGAGGGCGCGATAAAGAAGGCCCAGAATCCAGACCCACGCGAAAAGTTAAGGAGAGAGCGAAAGCTACGCGCCAAACAGGTCAAAAAGAGTTTCGGATTCTGACACTTGACAAGTCTATTATCCGACCTCTATTATTATGTCAATATGGCGAAAGCTAAGAAAGCCTCAACCAAACCAGTGGAGAAAGCCACGCCCACTGCTGTAACTATCCTCGACGGTGACCGCGTAGTTAGAACATACACCCCAGAAGCTCATGGCAAAGATTTCGTCGAGCTTGCCCAAGGATTCGCAAACAAAAAGGGATATCAAGCCAGAGTGGAATCTGCCTGAGTATCTTTAAAATAGCCAAACTAAAGTGTTGTGATGACTCTGACAATCCGGTTAGAGGAAAAGAGGTTTACTCACAACGCTTTTCTTCTTTTCCTCTTACCCAGTTGCCAGATTCGGCCAAAGGCCACTGACAACCAAATATTAGTCCTATGGACGACGACACAAAAAACCAAAACCTCGAAGTGTCACCCGAGGAAGCAACGCTTGAAGAGGAGGCACAACAGGAAGTCAAAGACGAGGAGTTAAGAGAAGATCTTGCAGAAAAGTTTGGACTCGATCCAGATGAGCAAGGAGAACTCTTAGACAAAATTGTCGAACGGGAAAAAGCCAACCGTGAAAAGCTATCCGGAGCAATCAAGCAAAAGATAAGCTGGAGGGAAAAGTACCAGACTTTCGAAAAACCAAAGGAAAAACCTGAGGGTGGGGAAAAACCCAACAAACAGGAAATACCTGATATTGACAAGTTAGTTGACCAGAAGCTGACAGAGCGACTGGAAGCGAGAGAGCTTGAAACTCTTGATCTTTCGGATGATCTCAAGGCAGAAGTCAAAGACCTAGCTAGATTGAAAGGAATTTCCGTAAGGGAGGCAGCGCAATTACCTTACATCCAATCAAGGAGAGAGGAAATTGAAAGGGAGCAACGCATACAAGCGGCAACTCCTAAACGCTCAAAGAAGGGTTCATTTGTGTCGAATGTAGATCCAAGTAAACCGCTTGATCCAGAGGACTTTAAGACCTCAGACGGCAACATAGACGTCGAGGCTTGGAACGAGGCAAAAGCGGCAAGACAAAAGCATCTATCTTCACAAAATTGATCCCCGACACTCTCTTAAAACTTAATTTGAATGAAAGGGGGTGATAGTAAACATGACTGACACAAAAGCAGAATTTTGGGGTGATTTGCAAGCTGATCTCTACACGGCTAATACCGCTGTATATTTGGCAAACCAATCGCTCGAAGATCTGATCCGTACAGACGGAAGAAAAGCTCACAGGCCGATATTGTCTCATCCGCAGATAGGGACTTACACGCCTCATTCAGACATTACGTTTGAATCAAAGAGTGCTACTAAACAAACTCTTGAGGTAGATACGTTCAAGTATGCTGCTGAAGATATCGACATCACCGAGAGCAAACAAACTCCTTACGATCTTATGTCTCACTCGCTCATGAGTATCCGAAAGGGTCTTATGAACCACGTTGAGCAAAAGTATCTAAGCGAGATAACCAATGCTGGTCACAGCATTACGGGTGCTCCTGTAACTGTCTCCAGTTCCAATATCCTTGATATTCTGGAGGAAGCAGAAGGGAAGCTCGGTGCATTCGACGCGCCTTTTGAGACATCAATGAGGGCAGCGGTTCTCGGTCCTAGAACAGTGGCGACACTGCGAAGGGCAAAGAGCGATCGTGAAACCCGACTTGGTGATTCCGTACTGGCAAACGGTGTTGTAGGACCTTGGCAAGGATGGACTGTTGTACAAAACAACAACCTTCCTTGGACTGGTGTTCTGAGCATGGTAACAAACCCTTCAGATGGCGACACTATCACCATCTCTGGAGTGGTATTTGAGTTCCAAGACGACCTTGCCGATGTCACAGCTGGAAATGTGGGCGTACTACGCCACTCATCGACAGTTGATACATCTAGGGCAAATCTTGCTTTGGCGATAAACCAAGGTGGAACTGTAGGTACTGAACACACAGCTATGGATGAAAGACAATCCTTCATCCTGCGCCGAAAGAGGTCATTGGTCGCAGTTAACAGCAACTCCGCTGATACCCTAACCGTTACAGGTTACGGAGATATAGCAGTGAGTGAAGCATTGACTGATGCAACTGACACTTGGACAAGCGCAACTCAAGAAGCGGTCTTTATGATCCGAGGTGCGGTTGACATGGTTTTGCAGTTTGTTGACCTAGTGGTCGATTCTAAGGAGAAAGGTTTCGCCGAACTTCCGAAAGGAATAATCGGAGTTGGAACCAAGACATTCTCTGATGGAGCTGACCTAATGGTGCGACTCAACCAGAACGTACTATCGTTCTAATTGAACCTTGAGTAGAGGGTTTTGAACTCAACTCTACTTAGCAGTTTCGGGGCTTCTGCTACATCAAAAAGCTCCACACGAAAGGAGGTGACGACTATAGACACAAAGTCACAATTATGCTGAAAAATTTAGAAGTAAAACATTACTTGAGTAGGTTGATAGACGGAGTATATGCTTTGAATAGCAAACTAATACCTCCGTATCCAACCATTGATGCAAGAACAGCAACCGTATCAACAAAGACTGCTGATTACACAATAACAGTGGCCGACCTTGATACTCCTACCATTTTCGATAATGCAGGAGATGCGGGGACACAGGTATTGACCTTGCCGGCCGTAGCCGATGCAAAGGGTAAGGTGGTAAGAGCACACGCATTGGCAGCTCAGATTATCCGCCTAGACCCACAAGCAGGTGAGGCGGTCAACTACAATGGCAGTGCTGTTGTAAGCAAGTATGTACAACTGGCAGGTGTTATTGGCAATTACATTGAGCTTTTCTGCGACGGAACTCAATGGGTGGTAACACAAGCGAACGGAGTAGTTACTAAGGAAGCCTAGCTTTCTTGACTCTCTACTTTGCCTCGACGACGCGGGGCAAAGATGAATAGTTAAGGAGGTGACGTTTATGAGTAGTAATAATTTAGAAGACAAATTCTATTCGCCAGCACGAGATGGAGGTGGTGTTCCACTGCCATCACTGGATGACTTTTATGTGGCAGTGGCAGAACCATCAGCCTTCGCAGGTGGCACAACAAATGCTAGGGGAGATGATGGGGGCACGATTGATCCATTGACACTGTTTAATGTCACCGGAGATGTGCTTGTAAGGCTCTATGGTGTTTGTACGACCACCCTTGTTGGAGCAGCGACACTTGAAGTTGGAGTCCTAGGGAACACGGCAGAACTCTTGGCTCAAGTCGCAGACGCTACTGATATTGCCGCAGGTGATATTTGGGTTGATGGAACTGTAGATGATGTACGAGCCGCAGCATTTGCCGATGTGAAAGCAACCACTCTAATAGTAAATGGTGCAAACATAATCGAAACAGTGGGGACGACCAACATCACGGCAGGAAACATCTACTATGTGTGCCTCTGGAGACCAATAATCGAAGGTAGCAAAGTAGTATCAGCGGTTTAATAAAGCAGCTATTTTGCTGTTGACACAAGCCTTTATGGGTATGTTATACTCATTATGTAAAGCGTTGTAAGCATTATGACGCTTATGGCAGCTTCTAAATACGAAAAAGGTGACAAAGTAACCACAGTTCATGGTGAAAAGCTCACCATCCTCGACGTAAAGACCCAACCGATAAAGAGAAAAGGTAATCCGACAGGTAAGAACGCCACCTATGTCTTGGCAAAGAGTGGTGGAGTTAATACTTGGTTTCCGGTATCTAGACTGGGTAAGAAAGGGGGTAACAAATAATGGCTTCAATCGTCTATCAGAACGCTATCGCTAAGATGATGTCTGGTGATCTTGATTTGAACGCGCACGATATCCGTGTTGCCCTTCTAATGACTAATACAACGGCCGATACAGAGGCTGATGTTGACCTAATGAACGCATTTGGCACTCTCGATGAATGTGATTCAACAGGATACGCACGAGTCGCCTTAGCATCAGAGGCAGTGAATATCGACGACACCAATGACAGAGCAGAATTTGATGCTAACGATTCTTCATTCACCGGATTGGGCGGAGATGCAACACGAGCAATTCAAGGTGCATTGGTTTACAAACACGTAACAAATGACACTGATTCAATCCCCATAGCATTCATTGACTTCACCACTGATATTCCTGTTACCGCAACTCAGGTCGATATACCTTGGGATGCAGAAGGGATTATACAGGGAGCAAGTGCATAAGATTGAGTAGGTTGATATGCCTATCGGTTGATAGGCTCGATATTGTAGCCAGCCAGAATTGATAGGCTGGCTTTTTTATTTAGATGGCTGATATACCGACAAGAAAATCGCCAGAAGTCTCGCAACGCTATCAGGTCCGAGATAACACCTTCATTCAAGAAGTTAAGAGCAATCCCAAAGACCGTATAGGGCTACTTATACAGTTGAGGAGAGAGTTTAAGTCGTTTCATAGTGTCGCTGATCTTTTTTCTAGTTTCTGGAGATTGATAACGTCTATGGTTAAGACTGATTTTCCTTTTATGCTCTGGGCTATTTTTCATTCCAAGTCTGGATTTGTGTATTTTCATATGGTCAGATTTTTTAATTACTTTCAGATTTTCTGGTCGGTCGTCGCTTTTGACACAGTTAATGTGGTGTACCAGTTCATCGTCAGCAAGTTTTCTGCTTATAGATTTTTCCGCTACAAGTACGGAATTGAGAACGTAGCCAGATTTTCCAGCCCTGTGGTGTTTCGGTTTCCATATCCACAGATATCCACTTTTGCTTCTATGTCCACCTTTAAAATTGGGAGACTTCTGTCCTTTTTTAAATTCAGTAGATGGAGAGAGATGTTCACCTTTTTGGATTTCACGTCCACGATGAGTACCCATCATAGCTCTGTTCTTACATGGGTTGGAGCAATATTTGGCAAAACCATTTTTTACCCGACAAGGGTAAGTAGAAAATTCGCTATTACAAGTTTTGCAAACGGTTTGTACCATAAGAATATCTTAACATAAATGGGCGACACAAAACAATGAGCAAACTACCAACACGATTATCGAGCGAGATTTCAGCAAGATTTCAATCTAGTGGAAATACTCTCTCAAGGGATATAAAAGACAATCCGCGTGATCTCATCACTCTGGAGATCGGCGATTCTAAACAACCTGATTTTAAACCCCAAGCCAAGATAAGCAGATGGGACAATGAGGTGAACTTCTCACTGCGGGCGCA